TCTAGGTCTGTGAACTTATCAAGAGCCATTAGAATAGGCCCCAGTTCTTAGGGTCCATCATGTCTTTATACTCATCACCAGTCACGCTAATAGTTATCGTTGGAGCATCCTCCGGTGCTTCCTCTGTTCCACAACATTCTGTGCCTTCGTCAGGTACAGAAGCATCAGGTCCAAGTGCTGAAGTCCGTTCATCATATCCACACTCATTTAATGGGTCATCCATAACAAGAGGAGGAGCATCTTCATAAACTAACTTCCCATCTCTAAGCTGTAGGCACTGGTCAGGCTTACCTATAGCACTGGCAAAAACCTTCCCCGGTCCCAGATAAACAGGAGGACACGCCTTCAAATATTTTCTCATCTCCCTGTCGAAGTCTTGAAGAAATGCTTCTCGATGGTTACAATCCCCATCCCCACCTAACCCATTGGTGTCAGGGATAGCACCCTGTCCCAACCCATTGGTGAAAGCACGAGTGCTTGCTAAATCTAACTCTAGCTGTCTAGCGTGTTTCGCGTGAGCAGCTTCAAAGTCAAAGCCATAATCCAGCTTTCTAGGGACATGAGGGCAGGGGTTGCGATTAGCATCGCTGACTGCTACAAGTTCCCCATTCCGGACAATCAAGTATTCATCAGGGGCTAACAGAAAACTACTTCTAGTGCATTCTGCACTTGAATCTAAGAGAACCACTTCTTGGTCATGCTGTCCTATATGACATTTACCACGTGCTAGGTTAAAGGCCAAATGACCATCATTTATAGAAAGGGTGTCTCCTTCAGCTAGAAGATAAGTATACTTGGTATCTTGATATTCCACTGTGAAGGGTTGATGTCTATCTCCAGAGTAAGTAGGGGGTTCTGCACAGGCTGCAAAACTAAGCTTCCTGTCGAAGCCATGCTTAAAAATAGCCTGCTTAACTAGATGCAGGAGTGTATTACTACAACTATCATCCCTAGCAGCCATATACATAAGATGTTTTAATTCCTTCTCATAATACTTGGATAGGGCTTTGAAGTGTTCTGCTTGTTCTTTGTAAACTGCTTCAGCATTAAGGAACATGCTGTCTGGGTAGGATTTTCCGTCTGTATGTTGTCTCATTATAAGTGTCCTTATGTAATAGGTTGTTCAAACCATTCAATAATATAATCTACCAATTTATCAACTTCCGATAGTTTTTCAATCATAAAAATTGGCAGGCCAAATTGCTGATACTTCTTCATTGTTTCCTTCTTCATTAAACGAGAAGGGTGAAACTTAGATTTGTATTTCCTATATTCAATAATAGCTATCGCTTTCTTATCCTCATCATAGATAATTAAATCGAAACAACAACCGGGATTAGTTGGTGTTGATTTTATTTTAACTTCTCCTCTAACAATAAAGCCTGCGTCTAGTAGGCGTTTATATAATTCTGCTTTTATTTCAAATGTTGAATCACTACTAGGGAATTGTATATGCATTATGTATCCTCTCTTTTTTAAATACTTGATGTATATAATATCTGAATGAGTGTTTGTAACAAACATGAATGAAGATATTATTCTTATTAGATAGTTTACTTAAGGGCGAAGCCCATTAACTAAACATTAGATGATATATCAGATTAGATATATCTGATGCTGCTCGGAGCAGCTCTGAAGCCCTTAAGGGCTAAAACCATTATACCGGACCTCCAAAAAACGTGTCAATCATTTAAAATAAAAGTGAAGGAGTTTGCCAAACATGTTAAATAAAATTTATATAGTTAGCTATTACATATCACAATAGTAGGATGATAATGAAAATTATCCATCTAGGGACCACCTATAATGAAACCAATAATCTTATGTTATAACATTGAACTTCCCACCATGAACAAGCTGTTAAGAGTAGTGACAGGAACGGAGATGGCTATCCGTTATGATAAGCGGTATGGTCCTATTCCACCCCTACAGAGTTTTATAGATGGAAGCTGTCTGGGGGCTTTCTTATTTCAGGAGTCCACAGAGAAGGGGGTTAATTTTTATATGATAGCTATCCCTGAAAAATATGATGCTCATGTTGTCTACCATGAGGCTCTCCATGCTACAACTCGAATGTGGTATGATTTAGGAGCAAATTTAGAGATACCTCTTAATGATGAGGTGTTAACATACACCATGAATTATATTGCAGAATACATTGAGGAACATTGTTATGTCCATCCCAAGTAAGTTTGTATCCAAAACAGGAGTAGGAGCATCAGCAGCAATTGATGTCCTAGATACAAATGATATTAGAATCTCCTACTCAGTAGTAGTGAGCGGGACAGTGACATACACTGTACAGCATTCTGTTGGGGGTGATGCCTTTGTAGACAACACCGATAATAAAGACCAGACAACTACGCAGGATGGGAATTATGTTATGCCTGTTCAGAAAGTGAGAGTTAACAATACAGCAGGAACTGGCACGACTACGCTGCATGTTCGACAGCTTGTAGTGTAGGGGAACCTTATGAGTAAGTTAGGTAGTAATTTTGTATCGGAAGATACTGATGCCAGAGGTCAGACAGGAGCAACTGGTTCTACTGGACCCACCGGACCAACAGGTCCAACGGGACCAACAGGCCCGATAGGACCAGCAGGACCGAATACAACTAAAGGGGATATTGAAGGGTTTGATACTGTAGCAGCTCGTATTCCTATTGGGGCTGATACTTTTGTGCTGACAGCTGATTCAGCTGAAGCTCTTGGTCTTAAATGGGCTGCCCCAGCAGGAGGCGACCCTCTCACTACGAAAGGAGATTTATTCACTTTCGATACTGATGCACAAAGACTTGCGGTAGGTACTGATACGTTTGTATTGACCGCCGACAGTGCAGAGGCCACAGGGTTAAAATGGGCTGCTCCAGCAGCAGCAGGGGTTAGTCCTGTAATAATATTCCATCCAACTGCTACTGCAATACATGGATTCGCATCCATTTCTGATGCTGCTCAAGGTATGGCTTTTAATTGTAAGGCTAATTTAACAATTCAGACACTTGTATTTTATACTGGAACAGATAATGCAGCCACCTACAATGCGATGATAGTAGAGGTGTCTGGAGCATCAGATACCATTGATGTAATATTAGTAACAACTTTTACTACAGCAGCACTGACTGTGACTGCTTCCAGAGCAAACAGTTTTACATTTAGTGCAGGGATACCTTTGGTGTCTGGAAAGTCGTATGCATTTTTATTAGTCAGAAAAGACGGAACAGGTAGTGCTATAAATAGGTTAGGTTTTAATTCTCTAAATTATAGTGATACAAATTTAGAGTATCGGTCATTCTGCGTTCTTGAAAGTAATGACCCTATTGTCACTGATGTTCTTAGATTCGATACAACAAATGCAACTAATATGGATATTTCATATACATTGGATTAGGAGATAATGATGAGCTTAAAGATAAATTACAAAGGGACTTCCATGGTGGTTCCATTTGATTATATGTGTCCTGACTGTGGTCACACATGTTCCATTGAACATAAGCGTAATGAGGATATGGAACATCGTAAATGTCCTAAGAAGAAATGTAAGGGGACATTAAGGCGGTACATTCATACTGCCCCCATGCTAGATGCTGACTACCACGAGAGTCATAAATTTCATAACATCGGATGGGAATAGTAGATGAAAGACAGTGATGAAGAAGACCTAAAGCAGACATATAAGGATAGCCTAGTCCCTAAACCAGATGATGAACTACCTATTGATGTACTCTTGAGACATTGCACCAAGGCATTATTTTATGAGTTTAGACATCAGACAACCATGACAGGGAAGGGTATACGAGCGCCCTATACCTTGAAGTCTTATGACTGGATTAATGATGGCATCACCTACCGTTCGATGTATCATATTTATCTGAGATGCGATAGTGAATATGAAGCAGCAATAATGTTGTTAGGTTCCTATGCCCATTGGCAGAGACTAAAGAGGTGTAAGTGGTTCATCCCTTATTTAGAAGTATGGGAGCTTGAGCGTAATACACGCGACGAAGCTATTGCCCGGCATATTTTAATTCAACAGGCAGAGCAAGGAAATGTATCAGCAGCTCGTAGTATTTATACCCATAGTAAGAATGCTGGTAAGGTAGGTGCTCCAAGACGTAACGGTAAACGTACCCCTACTGATGGGATATATGAGCTGGATGAGATGTTAGGAAGGAGCGAAGAGGCCGATGGATAATGGATGGATAGCAGTTATACAGGCAGTCATGCTAATCCCCATGGCTTATTTGTTTGCTTTAATTAGAGGTTTGTCAGTGCGACTGGACGCTATGCATCGAGAATATTTTGACAAGACTGAGACTTTGAAAATGATTGAACTCCATCAGGAGCCTATCAAAGTGGAGCTTGCAAACATAAATCAGAATATAACAGACCTTAAGGGATTACTTCAGAGACTCCTAGATGATAAGTCAAAGTAAACGTCGACAGGACCAACTAGTTGTCCTACGTGAAGAATGCTTCCACTCCTTGTGGAAGTTTGCATGTTGTGTGGAACCACACCGGGTATACGGGGAATGTCACCGAGAGTTGTTTGAATTCTGGCAGCAGTCTGAATTATATGAGATTGAAAATACACTAGCACTCATGCCACGTGACCATCAAAAGAGTCACTGTTTAGCGGTACGGTGTGCATGGGAGATATATCGTAACCCCGCTATCACTATTATCTATGTCTCAGCTACTACTAAGTTGGCCGAAAGACAGCTTGTGGATATCCAAAACATACTAGAGTCTAAGCATTTTAGGATGTTAAGTCCTAAGATGATTAACGTGGACGAAGGTAAACGTTCCATGTGGAACACCAAGGAAATAAGTGTTGACCATCCTGCCCGTAAAGCAGCAGGGGTTCGTGACCCAACTGTTGCAACTTGTGGTCTTACTACTAATACAGCTGGCTGGCATTGTTATTTCTTGGCTAAGGATGATGTGGTTGTAAAAGAGAATGCTTATACATCTGATATGCGTGAGAAGGTTGAAGCAGCTTGCTCTCAACTTGCCTCAGTGTTAACTACTGGAGGGATAGAATGTGCAGTAGGCACCCGCTATCATCCAAGGGACCACTACAATACTCTGAAGAATATGAAAGAGAATATTCATGATGAGGAGACAGGGGAAATTCTGGATACAAAGTATGTCTATGCAGTTCATGAGAGACAGGTAGAAGTGGAGGGTGTTTTCTTATGGCCCCGGCAGGCACGTAAAACCGATGGGGAGATGTTCGGGTTTAACTGGGTACAGCTTGCCCGGAAGAAAGCCAAGTATGTTGATACATTACAATTCTTTGCACAGTACTATAACAACCCTAATGATTTGGAGAACCGTTCGATTGATAGAACTAACTTCCAATATTATAAGCGGGAACATATAGTAATGCGCCAAGGCTTGTGGTATTACAAAGACCGGAAGCTTAAGGTCTATGCAGCCATGGATTTTGCCTATAGTTTGAACAGCGATGCCGACTTTACAGTGATTGTAGTTGTGGGGATAGACTGGGAATTCAATGTGTATATTCTTGATATTTATAGATTTAAAACTAGGCGTATCAAGATATACTTTGACAACTTGAGAGATGCTATCATCAAGTGGGAATTTTCCAGAATGAGAGCTGAAGTTACAGTTGCTCAAGTAGTTATTGTTCAGTCATTAAAAGACCTTGTATCTGATGAAGGTATACATTGCCGCATCCATGACCATCGACCTTTAGGTAAAGATGGCTCCAAAGAGGAGCGTATAGATGCAGCCCTAACTCCGAAGTATGAAGATAATAAAATGTTTCATTTCAAGGGAGGACTTTGTTCCATCCTAGAAGAAGAGTTACTATTGGATAATCCAGAACATGATGATATTAAGGATGCACTAGCGTCCTGTTTGTCAGCTGATTATGTCAAGAAGCCTCGGCGACCAGTCCAAGAGGAAGACATGGATGCCATTACAAGTAGTTTACAATTCCAGCATCGACTGGGAGGAAGTAGGTTTGGAGGAGACTTATAATGAACACTAACGTACAGGTGCTGATTACAGCATTAACCCCAGAAGATATGGCAGATGAAATTCTTATCTTGTGGCAACGTTTCAGAGAAGCTAGGGTATCGTGGGAAAGTGAAATGGTTGAGCTAAGGGCTTTTCAATTTGCAACCAGTACCAGAACAACTGAGGCTAACCAGCCGGGGTTTAAAAATAGTACCACTATTCCTAAGCTATCCCATATCGCTAATAATCTCCGAGCGAACTTCAATGCTCATTTATTTGGTAATCCTAAATGGATACAGTTTGAAGCATTCGATAGAGATGCAGCTTCTATTGTCTCGCGTAGAAATGTCGAAGCTTATGCTCGGACTAAAGCTACAAGAAAAGATTATGAAGGGGTAATGAGTACCTGTCTTGATGATTGGTTATTTGCCGGGGCATGTTTCGCACAGCAACGGTATGTAACTGAGGTTGAGCTGGATGCCCAAGATAATCCCAAGGTGCTCTATCAAGGTAGTGTACTTGAACGATTGAATCCTGAAGATATTGTATTTGATGTAACAGCTGAGAGTTTTCAAAAAGCACGTAAGGTTATTCGTAAGGTGTACACATTAGGTGATATTGCGAAGCTAGTAAACAGTGATGCTCATGCAGCATTCACACAAGACCTCCTTGATAATATCCGAACAACCCGAACTCTGGTTCGTTCTTCTGGAATAATCAGAGTACCTGAAGGTGTTGATTGGAAGAGTACATCATTAACGAGAGATGGGTTTGGTGAACTTTTAGAATATGTTAATTCAGATTTGGTTGAGGTGCATGAGTTTTATGGTGATATGTATTCCCTAAAGACAGGGGAATTCTTGGAGAACCATAGGATTACTGTATTAGACAGACGGATGATTATTGAGAAGAAGTCCATGGGTACGAACAATGGTTCTCAGTATCTCTATTATGCTACTCCTGAAACTAGACCCGATAATCTTATCGGTATGTCTCCATTAGCCCGGTTAGTGGGTATGCAATATAAGTTGGATAAGCTTGAGAATATGAGAGCTGATATCTTTGACCAGATAGCCAACCCTATTACTGTTGAGATAGGGGATGTGGAATTTTATCCTAATAAGAATGGAGTGGGTGGTAGGTATCTCGTGGATGAGAGTGGTAATGTTAAGTATTTAGTACCTGATACTACAATTCTTTCTGCTGATTTCCAGATAGATAAAGTAATGCTCATCATGGAAGAGATGGCTGGTAGTCCACGGAATGCATCAGGGTTCCGTACTCCCGGTGAGAAGACTAAGTTTGAAGTACAGGTATTGGATAATGGTGGCAATAGAATCTTCAGAGATAGAACTAAATCCTTTGAGAAGACTTTCATTGAGCCTATTTTAAATGACATGATTCAACTGGCCAGAGATAATCTTGGCGAGGTTGATTTAGTTACCAGTGAAGGAGAGCAGTTTAATACTCAAGAGTTTCTTGAGATAGATGCAAATGATTTAGCAGTAAGCGGTAAGCTACGGGCGCGTGGTAGTCAGTTGTTCGCTGAGAAAGCGAATGCCTTACAAAATTTGATGGGTATATTGGGTAGCCCTGCTATGCCATTAATCACACCACATACCTCTCGTATAGGGGTAGCTAAGGCGCTTGAAGACCTTGCTGACTTGTCCATATTTAACTTATTCCTTCAAGATATTGGTATACAGGAAGACCAGCAGAGTCAACGATTAGCACAAAAAGCACAAGCTAATACAGAATCTGCTGAAGCAATTGATGCTATGCCTGCTGCTGAAGAACTTGAAGAAGATGACACTGAAGGTATCACTAATGAAGGCACTCCACCTCCTGAAGAAATTTCATAATTTAACTCCCGCCGAAGAACGCCAAATGGCTTTGGCGTTGAAGAAAGGAAAGAAAGCTATTGTAATTATTAAAGACTTCCTACAACTGGAAGTGCTAAAAGCGGATAAGGAATTGAATAATCCACAGGCTATCTATAAGCATGTTCAGAATCCAGATTCATATATTGGTTGCCTTTTAGCACAAAGAGCTACTAATATGAAATTACTAAATTTACTTATTGAAGAAGTAGATATACTTGACGCTGACAAAGCGGGAGATTAACATGAGTACTGCAAATGAATTATTTGGTGATGTGAAACCAACTGGTAAGGATGACCAACACGAGTTAACTGGCGAGGAGGCATTAGCCTCTTTAGTAGGAGAAGGTAAGAAGTACGCCACAGCTGAAGATATGGCTAAAGGAATGGCTTACGGACAGCAGCATATCACCACATTAGAGCAGGAGAACTCTTCATTGAGGGATTCTGCAATCAAAGCCAAGGGTGTAGACGATATACTTGAGGCGATGAAGGGACAACAAAACGGAAACTTAGATGATGACCAGAACCATGATGACAATCATGACGATGGCTCTAAACCACCAGATGTACAAGCCCTCATTGATGCAACATTAGCGAAACGTGATGCAAGCGTTTTAGCTGGACAAAAGGAAGAGAACATTAAGTCTGTCGTCAAACAGCTTTCTGATAAATATGGACCAGTTAAAGGACACGAGATTTATAATAAAGTTGGTAACGACCTTGGTATAAATTTAGATGACCTTGCAGAAAAGTCTCCTGATGCAGTAATGAAACTTGTAGCCGATGCACGACCAGTACACGCCACAGATTCAGGACTACCGCCTAGTAGTCACCATGCCCCTTTAAATATGGGTACTCAAGGCATCCTTAATAAGGAAGCTATTGATAAAATGTATACGGCTGGGCAGATAAAGTTACACGAGAAGCATCAGTTGGAAAACAAGATGCTTACTGAATTAGGACCAGATGAATTCTGGAAAAAAGGTTAGATTATGAGTGGTAATACTACGAGTAATTCAGGCTCAATTATTCGGTCGGAGCTATGGCAATCAGAACTGGAAGAGATTCTACACGAACATCTTACAGGTATGCCGATGGTACGCCAAGTCGACTTCCCGGATGGAACAGCCTTTACAATGCCTTCTTTGGGTACACCTTTAGTGCGTGACTTCCCAGAAGGTTCCGAAGCAATTTTCGATGCATTAGATAATGGTGAAACACAAATCACTATGAACGTCCCAATCATTGCAGCGAACTCAATCTCTGAAGTCTTATTAGAAGACTCAATGTGGGCTAATGATTTGTTATCAACAGTCCCAGCAGAGCAGGCCCAAGCGATTTTGGAACGGTTTGAAACTGACACGTTGGCATTACAAAACCAACAGTTTGCAGGTGTGAATGACCAGAACTTAATCAATGGTGTTGCTCACCGCCGTATTGCAGGTGGTACAAACGAAGTTATGGAGCCGCAAGACTTCGCATTCGCAGGCTATTCTTTAAAGATAGCTAAGATTGCACGTATGAACCTCATTGCAATTGTAGACCCTTCAGTAGCATTTGCTCTGGAGACAACAACCAACCTCGTTAACATTAGTAACAACCCTCGATGGGAAGGTATTATTGAAACAGGTATCGAGCAGAACTTCCGCTTCATCCGTAACGTGTATGGCTTCGATGTATTTGAATCCAACTTGCTACCTACCATGAATGAGACTATCGATGGTAAAACTACCACCGCTGGTAAAGCAAACTTGTTTATGTCAGCAGCACGTCCGGGTATCTTGCCATTTGTTTTGGCATGGAGACGCAAGCCTAAGTTAATCTCTGAGATGGACAACAAACTCCATCAACTAGAGATTCAAACCACTGCACGTTGGGGTTCAGGTTTGGTTCGTGACGAAAACCTTGTTGTTATCGGTGCTGATACAGACCAAGTAACATAGGAGTAAAAAATCATGACTAGAATCGCAATCACAACAGGTGTATCAGGTGGTAGTTCTCGTAGAGCAGCTACACACTATGGCCCAAGGGAAATTGAAGATGTGTTGCCGGGACGTTTCGCAGGCAGTCAAGGTAAAGAGGTATTTGAATATACCTTTAGCTTTGATGACTTGCCTGTTCCGGGTTTGGATGAAGCTATCCTTCGTCTTCCCGCTAACTCACGGATTGTATCCGCAACCTTACGAGTGCTAATCGGCTTTGCTGGTGGTACTTCCTATAATATTGGGGTAACTCAACCAGACGGTACAGCTATTGACGCTGATGGTATTGATGCAGGTATCTTAACAGCAGCTATCAATGTAGTAGGTGAAACTGTCCTATGTAATGGTGCTCTGGTTAATAACCTAGATGGTATCGGCACAGCCGCTGGACAAGTAGATATTGTAGCTACTGGTACATTCACAGCAGGTAAAGCAGTTCTCTCTGTAGAGTTTGAAGACTTGCTTGATAGAGCGTAAGCTCTTGATAGCATATAAGTAACTGGGGGCAGCTAGCCCCCCTTTTTATTAAGGATTAAACTAATGGCACTTCATAAGGACCAAACGGGAGCTAACCTGCACGAGCCTATAGCTATAGCAACTGCATTGGTTGACAAAGTGTATGTTGCTGATGGTGCTGGCTCTGGTGACTTTAAATTCTTCAAGCCTAGGAGTGTAGAGCTTGTTAATGCTATGACGGATTTCCCTGCGGCTGTAGCAGGTGTTCGCACCTTACTTGATAATAAGATATATGTTGTCGGAACGTCTATCAGCACAGCTGATAGGTTTGTTTTAGGCGTTGCAAACATGATTACTTCGTTAAGTATCGAAGGACCGAAACTTACTTATACAGGGACAGATGCTATGTTTACTGGAGTTGATAAGAATTTCCAAGTAGACCAAGCAAACTTAGATTGTCCTAATGGGACAGTACTTGATATGTCAGGTACAGGTGGTACTGGATTCATACGATTTGATAAAACACGTGTGAATAATGCCGTTAAACTAGGTAAGTTTACAAATATGATAGGGGTAGTATTTTCTAGGTGTGCTCTCTTAAATCTTGATGACGGTATTGAGTTACTGGGTGCAAACCAGTACGCTGTTGTGTCTGTTGAAAAACTCAGAACGACTACCACATCAGCGACATATACCTTCCTAGATTTGGGAACGATAGAGACTGTTACCTGTGAAGTTACAGATATTATCTTTGATGGTCCTGCTGGTGCTGTCGCAATTAAAGGTGCCACAGGCAGTGCTAATATTGCTGCTAATAAATTAGCAATTGTAGCCAGTTGTGAATTTGACCCTGATATGACCGCACTAAGTGGTCTTACTATTGAGGATATTAGATGGGAATTTAGGGCTAATTCTGGATTGGCTAATAGTATTAAGGCAACCGATACATTTATCACTGCGAGTGAAGTAGTGACTATTGGTTCAGCAGGAGTTTTTGTAGCAATTGGAGGAACTGCATGGACTAGTGATATATCTAGTAGGTTTACAACCACGTCAGCAGGAGTACTAACTTATATTAGTGAGCAAGATTCTATCTTCCTCGTGTCAGGGGTTGCCACTATTGAGAAAGTAGTGGGTGGCACCGATGTATTAGAGATGCGTATTGCTAAGAATGGTACAACCATTCCTAAGTCTGGTAGTTTTACAGAGGCAGCAACTCCGACAACAGTGTCTTCACAAGCATTATTAAGCCTAACAAAGAATGATACATTACAGTTGTTTGTCGCAAATAACACTAGTGCAGGTAATATTGATGTGAACATTGCTAATTTAACGGCACGTGCATCAGGCTAGGAGATAATCATGGCAAGACGCAGAGGTGTTGACCAGAAGATACAGGTTACTAAGGGGTTTGTTACAGAGTTTACTCCCGTAGCATTTCCCCAAGAAGCTGCTATTGATATAGAGAACTGTGTCATAGACTCTGATGGTAGTATTAGACGTAGGCCGGGTATTGATTTAGAACAGCAGTTTAAACTTAACAGCATCAATGGTGGTGTTATATCTGTCGCTGAATTAGAGACAGTGGGCTTGTCTAATCATCTATGGGAATTCGTCAGTAATTCCGGTACATTAAATATTGTCGTATACCAAGTGGGAGTGACTCTGCAATTCTTTGCTCAGATAGGTGCGGTATCCGCTAATCTATTAGGCTCTGTTGATTTAACTCCGTTCGCTGTTGATGCAGCGCAACTTCAGACATCTCAAGTTGAAGTAGCATCAGGACTTGGTGATTTGTATGTCGTTAATAGATTCATGGACCCTATACGGGTAACTTTTGATGGAACTACATTTAGTATAGAACGAATTACTATCAGAATTCGGGACTTTGAAGGGCTTGATGATTCATTAAAAGTAGATGAACGCCCAGCCGTCCTTAAACGTAATCACTATTATAATCTGCGTAATCAGGGATGGACTGATGTTAATATAAAGACCTTTGGTATAGCACTCCAGAGTGTTGATTTATGTAATGAAGCCTCAGCTGGTACAATTGAGAGAGGAGGTTTTTTTGGTAAGGTATTTACAGACCCAGAAACAGGACTTAGGTCAGGGGCAACATGGCCAAGTAATTCCGATATTATGACTGTTGGTATTGTTACAGACAGTGGTGGTGCTTTAACCTTTGCTCCGAGTTTTATTCGTAGTGATTTCTTAGGTAATACCCCAGCCCCTAAAGGGCATTTTATTCTTGATGCATTTAATCAGGATTTAGATACAGCACTAGGATGTGCAGGTACAGGTAGTAGAGTGTTTCCAACCCGACCAGATGCCGTAGCATTTCATCAAGGTCGAGCTTTCTTTACTTCTCCTATTGTACAGAATCGAATTAATGGGGTGTATTTTAGTCAACAGCTTACTACCAAAGATAGAGTGGGTAATTGCTTCCAAGAAGCCGACCCTACAGCATCAGAGATTAATGACCTAATTGATACGGATGGTGGGTTCATACCTATGCCGGGAATAGGTGAGATATATGCCTTACGGGAAATGGCTAATGGTGTAGTGGCTGTTGCTTCTAATGGGATATGGTATATCACAGGGGCATCAGATGGCTCTGGGATTACAGCTACTAATATTAGAGTTCAGCGTGTCAGTAAAGAAGGAGCACTAAGTGCATCGAGTATCGTTGAAGCAGAAGGGAACATATTTTATATGGGGATTGATGGGATACTTACTATATCAACTGGTGAACTCGGTGATTTAACAGTTAACAATATTACTCAAAATGTTATTCAGACTTTTTATATTAACATTAATGCTAAGTCCCGTCAGGGTGCAGCAGCGGTATATATCCCAGAACAAAGGAAAATCTTCTGGGCTTATCGAGATGCATTAGCTACTACTGCTCCCACCACTAGGAGCTTTAATAAGTTTTTGGTATTGGATTTTGATATTGGAGGATTCTATAAATATACTATTGGCGTATCAACTCAGACGACATTTCCTGAAATTGTGGGGTTGTCTTTTGTTAAACCATTAAGTGAAAATACAACTGAATTACCTCTCACGCAAATAGATGGAGAGGCTATCTTTAATAATGCAGGCGACCCGATTACAGGTAGTGCCACACAGGATGAGGGACAGATAACACAGCTTAAATGTGCTGTGTTAGCTTTCTCTACAGTGGATTCAGGATTCAAGACATCCTTTGCCACGTTTATTAGTCGGAGTTTTACAGATTGGCATAATGTTTCGACGGACGGTACAGGTATTGCTATGTCATCCTTTGTTGAGTTTGCTGAATTCAATATGAATGCCGTACATACCAAGGGTAGGCCAACATATATTCATAGCTATTACAGTAGGACTAGTAAAAACTTAGAGCCGGGAGGGTATTATGAACTGCCTCCATTATTCTTTGTAAGCACTGGAGTTAGGATTAGTCAATCAGTATTAGAAGTTTTAAACAGACCATCATCTAACCTGAGAGTAAGTCAGTCTGTATTAGAGACATTATATGTTGCCCCTTCTGATTTATTCATAACACAAGCAATGGTTGAGGTAGTTAATGAAATGGCAGTAGCAGCTGAAGCAGAGATGACAGCAGCTTTTGTAGCTCTTAATCAGTATGAGAGTGCTTTAGCATTTATGAACTCCGCAGGTATACCAGCCATTATCAATGCCGTGAGCTTGCCAGCAATGCTAGCAGATACAGGTGAGATATACGAAAAGATAAAAATAGCATTTGACGCAGCAGCAGCTAAGAGAACGTCACTAGGCGGCGGCGGCTCTGGTTCAATGACAGACCCAGACGCTCGTTCATGTGGCTAACTAATAGGAGATAATATGAGTTTATTATTTGTTGATGGCTTCGACCATTATGACGACATCAGATTAAAATGGGTGGCTCCTAGTGTGATGGAAGACCCTGACTTTGTTGATGGACGTACAGGTGGACAAGCGCTACAGAAACAATTCCAGAATGGTAGTGGTATAAGAAAGAGTCTAACAAAGCAGGCAGAGGTGGTTATTGGACTGGCCATCTATACTGGGGATGATGGTCTCTCGTATCAACGGATTCCTTTCGATGCAGATGAAGCGACCGAAGTTCGTGTGAAAAGCTTTCCTGCTGATGACCTGATAACATTCAAGGACAGTGCAGATGTCACTATAATGACTCTTAAATTTATACAGTTGGGACTCCCTACTAGTGGTTCTGGGAGGTTAGAGATAGAGTATCCGGGACCAACACTAAACATTATTGTTGATAGTTTTCAGACATGGAGTACTGAACAATGGGAATACATACAAGTTAAATATCATCCCAATAAAACTGGAGGTCTTATTGAAGTAGTAGATGGAACTGGGTCACTATTATTTCAAGCCACTGGCCGTACTACTGAGGAAGATGATAATGATATAGAGGTGATACAGTTGATGGGAACTGCAACTAACTCTGCAAGATACAGGATAGATGATTTGTATATCCTGAACACTTTAGGAGCAGACAACAATGATTACTTAGGAGATGTAAGGGTCACTCCATTTGTATTACGTTCTACCCTAGCAGCCCAGAGTACCGCTGCCCCTGCACCACACCATTCAGCACTGAATGAGACTGTGATGGATACAAACACAAAAGTTACTATGGGTGAAATAGGAATACTGGACAACTACGAGGTTGAAGGTTTTATATGTCATGGCTACACACCAATAGGTACTATAAAAGGGATACAGTATAACATAGCAGCAGCTAAGGATAACGCTGGTATTATAAAGTATCAGCACAGAGTGAACTCTACTGACTCTGGTGTTGATGTGGTAGCTCAGACCTTTACGGGAATAGGAGATAGTTCAGGCTTTGGGATTGATTCAAGAGTATATGACACAGACCCAGCAGATAGCTTAGACTGGACAGAGGCTAAGATAGAAGCAATAGAAGTAGGTTTCAAACTAACAGTAAGAGAAGGAGGCGCATAATGGCGCTATTATTCATAGATGGTTTTGACCATTACAACGAGATACGGGAAAAGTGGCTAGTGAGTAGCACCTTTGACCAACCTACTTTCGTTGCAGGCAGGTTCGGAGGTCAAGCATTGGCTGTACAGTTTCAAAATATGGCAGGCACTATCAAACAAACCTTAGGAATTCAAATAGAGATGTTTGTAGGCTTTGCTTTCTTTGCCCCCGGTATAAACACTGAGGAACATATTGAGTTCCTCGATGTAGCAGGCACAATAAGAGCCACTTTGTTTGTGAATTCAGACGGCTCAGTTACTGTAACTTCAACAGGCGCAGCAGGTTCGGATACATCCGCAACAGGTATAATTACTAACTCCCAATTTCACTACATTGAATTGCACTACCGTCCACACTCCACGGTAGGCATTTTCGAGTGTCGTGTGGACGAGGTAGTGGTAGCCTCTGTTACAGGAGCTACAAGTTCTGGAGCAGATGATGATGTCGCACAAGTGGTCTTAGCACATAACGGCACTAATGCTCCACAATACCTATATGACGATTTTTATATTCTGAATTCATTAGGAGCTATTAACACAGATTACTTGGGAGATGTGAGGGTAACGACTCTCTATCCCAAAGCCAATGGCAATATAAATAACTTCACACCAACTGGTGCTACCAACAATTTTGAAGCGGTTGATGAGATTGTATTAGATGGGGACACTACCTTTGTAGAATCTGGACTGCTGCTAGCGAAAGAGGATTATGACAACGATAACTTCGCAGACTTAGGTGTAGCACCGGGTGCTATCTTTGGAGTGCAGACTACTAATGCTGCCAAGAAGACGGATGCTGGTACTATCAAGTACAAAGATGAGATGGTAGTTGCAGGCCTTCGATTTGACGATGGCACTGAGATTACTCCCGGCAGTAGTGCTTATTTCTGTTCCACATTCATCAGAGATACTGACCCTTCCGATGGTGTAGCGTGGACAGAAGCTAAAGTAGCAGCCGTAGGCTCTGGATTCACTATAACTTTTAGGGAGATATAATGACGTTATCAGATACTTATAGTTGTATGCTTACGGTGAAGTTTGACTTTGCTATTGATAACAGTGCAGGTAAGTGGAGCACACCACAGGAGACATACAAGTTAAGCACGCGTAGATTGGTAGGGACTAACGAAGCGAACTATCCATTTAAGGTAATTGATACCAGAGTTAGAGCACGAGGCACTGGTCGAGTGGTAGTAATGAGATATGAATCATCACCGGGGAAGGACTTCGAGTTAATCGGAAGAGTAACCCCATTCACGTTCGAGACAGAAGGATAATATAATGCCAGAACATACAGAAGCAGAACAAAAGAAACGTAGACTTGCAGCACAGCGAAGGAATGCTTTGAAGAAGCGCAAGAAGCGTAAAGTAAGAAAGCTCAGAGGGGTCAGGAAGTAATGGCTATTCGTAAACGAGGCAATAAGTTTATTGTCACGAACAAGGCTGGTACTAAAGTGCTTGGCACCCATAATACACGAAAGGAAGCATTGAAACAGCTTGCAGCTATTGAGGCAGGTAAGAAACGTAGGGGTAAATAATGGCTAAGAAAACTTTACTCAAGATTGTACAGCGTATAGGTGAAGCTATAGGGTCAGATGAGATTGACACTCTCACTGAAACTATCGAGTCCATTGAGATTACCAACATCGTTGAGGATACCTTTATTGAGGTGATAAGTCGTAGGGACTGGGAATTCCTACGTGATAGGGCATTGCAGTTAGATGCACGTGATGCAGGTGACACTAAGATAATGAATCTCAAGATTCCATCTAATGTCACCCGGCTCCAGTGTGTTCAGTACATAGATGAGAATGGTAAATTTAGAGACCTTACTTATTTACCTGCTTGTGATTTTCTCAGACGGCTGCAAGGACGTAATGTAGCTGATGATAATATCACTGCTATTGCTAATGATGACGGGGTGTTACTCAATATCATCACTGACCAGTTTCCTACGATGTATACTTCATTTGATGAGTTGAACATTACCTTTGATGCACACGATGCAACAAGGGGAGTTGGTAATCTGGTGGCAGACTCTGTGATAGTGGCTAATATTATCCCACTTATGGATTTTACTGCCCCTCTAGCTACCTTACCAGTGCCTGAAAGGATGGAGACACTGATTATTAATGAAGCTAAAACAACAGCAGGAGTACACTTAAGACAAGTACAAGACCCAAGAGCAGACCGCATAGCACGTAGACAAGGGATTAAGCTACGTGAATTAGAACCACAAACCAACCGTGACAAACCGGAGTTAAATTATGGACGCAGGACAAGTTCAACGCGATAAAGTTTTATTAGGAACAACACCTAATGGTAAGAATCTTTATTATGTTCGCAGACCACTCAAGTCTGTGAGATTTATAGCATTTGGAGATGGAGGACAGCTACCAGCTATGTTAGCCGGGGGCTTTAGTTCCCAGAGAGCAGCTAAAAATATGGTGGATTCCTACTTAGCTAAGATGGCAAGGAAGGAGATAGATGCAGAAGGTAATCCAATAGTGCTTAAGCCTAAACCTATAGTTAAACCTAAAACTAAAGCTAAGGCTAAAACGAGTAGGGAGGGATTCTAATATGAATATTAAGAGGGTATCATTTGCCGAAGCCTATGATGCAATGTATCAAGATATGCTTGCCCATTGGGATGAAGTCCCATTAGGGAACTTTGATTTAGAGCTAGACCTTGATACTGAGAAGTATATGGAAGCAGAAGAGGCAGGGTATGCGTGTTATTATCTTGTACGTGATGATTCTGGACAAGCTATAGCTTATATGAGTGTCTTTGCTAGCCCTATGTGCCAGCACAAAGGTCTTATGTCTGCGGTTACTGATGCCTTCTATGTTGCTCCTGAACACCGAGACAGTGGTGTGTTTGCTGAACTACTAGAGTTTGTTGAGAAGGATTTAACATCATGTGGCATAGATTATTTTACTGTAGTACATAACCCAAGGTACAAAGGGCGCACTGCTTTATTTTTAGAACATATCGGATACTGTAAAACAGAAGTGTTATACACTAAGGAACTATAATGTCAGGTGTCGCATTAGGTTTAGCAATCTTTGGAACAGTTGGTTCCCTAGTAGAACAACGGAAAGTAGCTAAAGCCCAGCAGAAGCAGGCTGAAGTAGCAAATCGTATAGCTTCTAATAAGCGGGTACGTGATATCAAGAGGGCAGTAGCCCTTAGTCGTATTAGACGAGGTGAGCTTCAATCAGCAGGGTTCCAGCTTGGAGTTGCTGGAAGCACCACTGTAGCTGGGGCTACCGGAGGAGCACAGTCTGATGTAGCCTCTCAAATATCCGCAGCTAATCAACAATTCACTGGCCAACAGGCTATTGCTACTTTATCTGAGAGGATTGCTGGGTTTCAGGCTCGTGCTGCGACATTTGCAGGTGTTGGTGCAATCGCAGGACAGTTTACAGGTGGCACTGGTAGTGTAGGTGCTCAGAATAGAGCAGCTGTCTCTGATTTCTTTGGCTTCAATTCTAGTTCAGCTCCAGTTGTTGACCTGAGTAGGTAAGGAACAATTATGGCTGTTGAAAAGAGTGAGTTTAATGCAGACGAATTTCAAAGCATAATATCTCCTGAAGCTATCACACCTGAAAAACTGGAGTTTGACCCAGAAGAATTTAGGCAGTTGTTATTAGGGGACCGACCCTTACAAAGTCCTGTTACCCATGCCTCTGCTACAGCACAGTTGGCAGCAGCAAGGGGTAAACTTTTAGAGACACAGGCATTAGAGGCAGCGTCCGTAGTACCTGACCAAGATGATGAACTCAGTAGAGCAGCCAATGAGCTAATGGATGAGGTAGAGGCAGAAATAGCTGGTGTTGCCTCACAAGTAGCAGGCACTCATCCCGCAGGAGTAAAGGGGGCATTGGATGAGCTGAATGCAGGAATGAAAGCAGTTAATCGTAGGCGTAACCACCCTGTCTTTCCTGAGATGGTGGTCATAGAGCAAGCAACCACTATTCCACTCGCTGAAAGACTCCATGAAGATATGGCAGTTAATTTAGCTAACAAGAATGTGTTACATAAGATGATGGATGAGCAGGGACTCTTTAGTGTTGCGACAGGGATAGAGTTCTTAGGGTTATCAGTACCTCTTCGTCATACTTTAATATGGGAACAGATTAAAGAGGGAATTGAGAATAATGATGTACTGAGCCTACATATTACTGGTGACAGTATAGCTGGTATGATTACTTCTTTTCAAAGGCTCTCTCCAGCCAAGCGGCAAATCTTATTTCCAGTGCTAATGAACACAGTAATTGCAGCTTCTGGTATAGAAAGTCCAATCCTCCCAAGCGGTCAGCTTACCGATAAGAATATGTTAGGAGCTATATCTGCTTTAATATTTTTTTTAGACCCTGAAGGTGCTAATCGTGCCTCACTTGAGCAGAAAGTAATATTAGGCTTAGATTTAATTCCTGCCTTGGCTGCTATAAGAAACTTGAATAGGGTTAGACCTACACTGGGTAACATTGAGGCATTCACAGCGGCTAGGAAAGCTGCGGAGGCTCGGGCTACCGGAGGTGCGCGTAGACCTAGGCCCGATACAGGATTTGGCTTCGACCCTAAGAGAGAAAGGGAGACCACTACTGTTGACGGAGAGTTTACAGTTAAAACTAATAAGGCTATAGCTGGCTTGCCTAAGCCAGTGAGACAGCGTATGGAATTACTCTTACGTGATGCCACTGTTCGTGCCACTAGAGAGGACAGTCTGATGAGTCTTATTGCTAGGACAGGTGATAAGCTCCAAGCTGCAAGATTTGGCGTTGCTGCCATGCATGATGATGTCATCTTAAGGGCAGCTGGTATTAATGTGCAAGATATACTGCATAGTGCTATGCCTTGGCAAAATAAAGAATGGATTAATGCCACCATTCCAAACATAATTCCTGAATTACAGCAGGAGTTTAATGACTTTCACCGAAGGCTTGAAGGAAGCCTACGTGCTCTTAGTACAGAGTCAGACTTAATGCAGATAGGGGCATTAAATGCGATAGAAAAAATAGCTGCCAAGGAGAGTTTCTTTGAGAAAATGCAGAAAGTGACCTCTGATTATATGTTGGAGGGTACTCACCTCACTGGATTGAAAGTTGGTACGGAAACCGCAGGTGGATTTGAGTTTGAATACACACTCGCTAGTGTTACTGGTTTATTTCGAGAGGTGAAAGGCACTGTTGCATGGGGTATTGATGATGTCACAGGGAATTTTACTGAGACAGTTAAGAATCTAAAGGAGAGTCCTCTTGGAGACCTCCCCGGTCAATCACCTTTCTCATGGAGTAGCACCAAGCCGGGGATAGAAAGGGATTTCGGTGATTCTGTGCTAACAGCGGTACGAGCAAGTGACTTAGCTGTTGCACTCAAGAAAAGAACACTTGAGTTTTGGCGTAACGCCTCTTCTTCTATTGCACTGTCGCAGAAGAAGCAGCGCAGGGTGCAAGCTGTGGAGATGGCAGGTAGTGACTACATCAATGAAGGGACACAGCAACGTGGTCGTGTGTTCACTCCTGCTGAACTAACTATGGGTATTCCTATCTCTCCTAGAATAGTTCAACAGTTTGGATTGAAGGAAACTAGAATCAGATTGAATGACCCAGCAGAAGTATTGGCCTATTACAAGCGTAGAGACTACACAGATTACCTTAATGGTGTTACTAATTTTGCATTACGTAGAGAATTACAAGTTGAAAAATACAACACCTATTTTATTAATTCACCAGCAGGTGAAAAATCTACGCTGGTACGTCCATTCCCAACCCTCGCTGATGCTCTTGTAGAGATACGAGGTAAGGTTGGGTTTCATATCTATGACCAAGCCACTATGACTACCCAACCTGTGACCAAGAGCCTGCTCACTACGTTATATGAGCAAGGCAGAGCCTTGGGTAGAAGTAGGGAGGATTGGAACATCTCTGGTAATGACTTGGCGACAGGGGGTGAGGTTGTTGAGTTCTTTATTATTGACCCAGTACAGATTTTCCCCCTACCTGACCAGATAGCACACTATCATCCGGGGTATGTACCTGATATTTCCCTCGGTGTTGAGTTTGTTGTTAGACAAAAATTCCCTGTTCAGAAGAGAGGTGTAAGCGAGAGGTTTGTTAACAAAGCACTTCGTAAGTTTGCTTCCCGTAAGGATGCGAAGACGTATATCGAGTTGATGAAGGTACAGTATGCTAAGAAACATCCTAATATATCACCTAAACAATTGGAGACTATGTTTGAGATAGCTGATGGCTCTCAGATGTCTCAGTACCGTAGAGCAGTGGATAATCTAGGTGGTATGAACGGCTTGGTAACAGGTACACGAGCACAGGATGATATTCTACTTGGTCTGGAAGGTATACATCCTGATAGGGTATCACCTAATGATGCATTGGGTCGTGCCTTAGATATCATTGGAGATAAGCTCACTATTAATGTTTGGCGTATGGGAGAACAACAGCGATGGCTTAATACAGTTAAGGCCGAGACAGGGAGAACACCACTCCTAGGCTTTAAAGCTACCCCCGTACCCCCCGGTCCATTAGGGGATGCATTGAATCAGATGCGTAAACAAATTGAGGTCTGGACTGGGGTGCCAACAGCAAAAGAAACTGCCTTTGAGACGCTAGTGCAGAGATACCATGATAGTGCTCTGACTGGGGTGAGGGCTTTTGATAAATTTACTGGCATGGGCTTAAGTAAAGAGGGTATTAAACATGCACTATGGCTCAAACATGCTGACCCTCTCGCCGCATGGCGTAATGCCAATACCCACATTTTGCTAGGATTTTTGAATCCTTCACAACTAGCGGTACAAGCATCAGCTATGTCGGTAGCTCTCTCTTTATCTGAGATTAAGAATATCCCCGGTATATTACATACCACAGCTATGTGGACCATCTTGGATAATATTCAGGATGAGACAGCATTAAGTAAAATGCTGGAGTTACTCAAGCCTATCATTGGAGAGGTAACAAATGGTGAACTTAAAGCCTTAGATGATGGTATGTATATGATGTGGAGAAGGGGAGGACTGTTAGAGGCTATCGAAAATAATGCAGATATCCGACAGGTGACTCAGACCGGAGTAGGACTTAGTGCTATGGTGTTGCGTAGGCTAAAGAATATCAGTTTAGTAGCCTATAGAGCAGGTGAGGCTATAAATAGGCGTGTAGCATTCATTGCTGCTCATGCACGTGTAAAGAAAGCGCGGCCACATGCCAAGTTAGATGATGAGTTTCTAGTTGAGACATTGAATGAAGCGAATAAAACGATGATGTTATTGAATCCTGCAAACAGGTCATACTGGCAGGGTGGTCCTCAAGCTGGCACAGCACAGAATCTGTTAGCTACTATGACTCAGTTCTGGCAGGTGGGTGTGAAGCCTATGGAGATGTTAGCTAAGCCAGAAAAACGAGGGGGCTTTAGCGGACGACAAAAGAACAGGGGAGTCATGGGACAGTGGATTCTGTTTGGAGCCATGGGTCTCCCGTTCCTAGGAGCGTATGGTCCCGGCTTTGTACGTTGGACAGCAGACAAAATGGGCTTAGACTCTGAGAATCCAGATGATTTAGCAATACTGGGAAATGTAGCTAGTCTCTTTAACCAAGGACCAATCGGGTTTATGTCCCTGATGTTAACAGGGATAGAAGTAGATTTATCAGGCAGGTTCTCTATTGGTAGAGGTCCATTTGATTTACTAAATGATTTACTTACAGGAGAAGACCCTCTCTGGGTACGCGCATTGGGTCTTACTAATGAAACACTCAAGAGAGTGGGAGAAGCAACAGTGGATGTCGCTGCCGAATTGGGCGTCACTAACTTTTCCCAATTGATGGTAGCACTGGGCAGACTTAGCCCATTAGCATTAGCTGACAGGTCAGAAGACCCACCACTAACTGCTGAAAAATTCTTAACAGTGGCTCAGGAGATATTTGATATAGGTCTCACTATTCCTTCATCAGGAAGAAAAATATTACAGACCCGTATTATGGTTAACGCGGGTGTTATTCTGAATCGAAGGGGACAAGTGGTAACTCGTAGAGACTTTACTACCGCTGAAAAACTAGCCACCATCTTTGGCTTCACCCTTACAAGTGTCAGTGGTATATATGAAATGCAACGTACCGAAAGGGATGAGGACTTAATGGTACGCTATGCATCAGATGTGTTTATCCGTAAGATGCATAGATGGGTGTACCTATATAAGATGGACCCTAAATTCGCAGCTAGTGTGACAGACATGAAGGCTACTCTCGATAAGAGCTTTAATAGTAATTTTTTAAGAGAGCAATTTAGAGCAAACATTGCCCGTAGAATATGGGAAGACCCTCAGACACTGGAAGAAAAGCAGTTGCTTAGGTTCTTTGAGAAACAAGCAGTAGATGAGATAACTAATGGTGCTCTGTTAGATATAAATAATTGGATAGGTGCTAAGGGTGTGCTCAGTAGACAACCAGTAGTTGTACCGTTTGCAAACAGAGAACACATCTTTGGTAATCAAGATGTAGATGAGGAGAATGAATAATGGCTGAGCGTCCTAGAGCAGCACCCTTTAAAAGTCAGCAGCTACCTGACATAGCTCCAGCACGACAGATTGGGGGAGTTAAGCGTGGCCCCGGCCCTGTTGATGCTGTTAAAGCAGTGTCTGGTATCTTAGTACCAGCTATCAGAGAACAACATATCCAAGGGCTTAAAGAGGATGTGTTAGGTCAGACCAAGACAGTTAAAGAATTCCTTAAGCTAGCTCGTACTCCTTCCCTGTTACTCACTGAGTTTGGTACTGAGGCGATAGAGAATCCCGCAGTACGTGCTGCAATCAATGACTTTGTAGCGGTAAGGGATGCCACTGACCAAGGTAAACTACCACAGCAGTTTGCCCTTGAGCGTCTGGAAACTATACAGAACAATGCTATCCGTGATGCGCCTGAATTTGAGAAGGAGATTAGGCAGGCTATGATACAGGCTACGGGTCAAGACCCAGCCAAGACTTTGTTTGCTCAGTTCCTATCCACCACTAAGACAGCTCTCACTCCTCAACAGAAAGCAGCTAATAACATAGCACAGCAAGCAGCTGAGCATAGTTTCACCTTTGAACAACAGCTGGAACAGAGTCACAATATAGCCCTTAGTGAAGGAGAGCAAGCAAAATTCAAACTGCTTGCGGCTCAAGGTAAGATTACCGCCTTTGGAATTTCAGACCAAATTAATAGGATAGCTGGTACAGCCATGCTTAGAGTACTCTCTCTTGCCAGAAAAGAATTGAAACGTAATGGTAAGTTGTCACAGGATTTTGTTAGATTCCTCAAGGTAGAAGCAGGAACAATTCAAGCTGCTGCACAGCTCGACGCGGTATCTCAATTGAAAAACTTAGACCCTACAGCTGTATCTAATGCTACTGCACCAATACGAGAGATAGCTAAGAACGTAAGTGCCATGCTCGACGATGGTGCAATGCTTGGATTCTTGCAAGATGAAGTGGCTGTACAGAAACTGGTTATCGAGAATAAAGTACTTGATATCCCCGGAATAGGTACTGCCTATGGCATAGCTGGTCCCCAAGGCTTTGCACAAATGCTAAAGGGACTCAAGTTTATAGCAGGTAGCGTGGCTAGAAAGAAAACACTTCTTGATTTAGACCCTCAAACGGCAGCACTCTTTGCTTTGACAGATATACCAATCCCAAAAATGGTGAATGTAATACCTAACCTATACCGTGGGATAGTACCTATAAATAAAACAGAGCAGGGAGCCTTCCTTCTTATGGGTGGCAATCAATTGAAAGGAGTATTAACAGAATCAGAAAGACAAACTATCATGGAAGGGATGGATACTCTTAGTCCTAGCATTCTTTGGACATCCTTGGGTAATCCTGAGATAGTGGCCCGGAATAGAGAAAGTAAAACAGGAATAGCTAAAGTAATCGAGGCACAGGAACGACAGTCAGCTTTGTTAGCTGATGAGTTTTTACTAATTGCTCGTACACCGGGCTTTGACCTGAAGAGATTTACATTTGTGAATGACACACTCACGGTAGAGCGTGACCCTGAAGAACAGGCAGGGGTAGGGGATGTTGAAGCGGTGAACCTAGCGAGACAGTTTGCTGGTAGATTCAACAGAGCTAATAATATCTCAGCTATCAATCACAGAGCACAGATACTACCTAAGAATAGTTGGTCAAGTACTGAGATGTATTGGAATGCTATCACTAATCCTGAGTCTCCTCAGAATAAGGAGAGAGTAGAACAGGCACCACCTACTCCGAAGGTAGACCTTGAAGTAATATTTGATGCCGATGGCAACCTCATATTTAAAGAATAATGTCCTACTATGGGTAATCTTAGGAGTAAGTACGATGGCACAAGCAATTAAGTTTCAGGACAAGGTATATAATTTTCCTGATACTGCAACAAGAAGTCAGATACTTGAGTTCCTACAAATTAAGGCTAGTGGTTCTATTGCTAAGCCTGACTTTCCTATAACCGAGGAGGATGAGGCTATCATAGGAGAGGCAGTGGAGAAACAGAGTACCTTCTTTGAGCGAGAAGGAATACGTGCTACGCCTGTAAGAGGAGCAGTTGAAGCAGCCTTACAAATTTCTAAGCAGGGCTTGGCTGACCAACCAGCAGCACCTATTGAGAAACCTACAGCACCCAGTGCTGTCTCTGTCCCAGCAGGACCAGAGCTAGCGATGACCACTAAACAAGCTACCCACTATGATGTCATTAAAAAGATAGAGGTGGGTGACAGGGAACAACCATTCATTCGCACCACAGTGGCCCCTACGAAACCAAAAGAACGTGGCTCTACTGCTTATGGCCCACTCCAGATAACCAGTGGGTTACTGGGTGGATATTTAAAAACTAGGCTCAAGCTATTCACTAATAACGAAGCTCAAGCTATGCGCCTTCTCCGAGAACGGCAAGAGATAGCCATTAAGGTTGGTGGTAAGTTTGACAGGCCCAAGTTTGAAAAAGGTGGAGCACAGAGAGCATGGGCAGATTCACAGGCAGAGGCCATGGGCTATGAAACAACCAAGGATTTCTTGGATGCCTTTGATTATGGTGGCAACTACGGTTTGCACACCGATAAAACTTTTATGAAATTGTATGATAATTTCTCCAAGAAAATGCTCAATGATGTATTGAAACTAGCGAAGGGGATAGGTGTTGACGCTGCTGCTATATGGCATGGAGGTCCAGACTGGAAGACAAGTAAACATGCAGCTTCTACCAAAGCATACATAGCTCTCTATATAAACTATGAAAAAAGGCTGGGTCAAAGCCCAGCCATTAAGGGTACTCCTGCGAGACCTAGTATTGTTCAAAATATTCCTCCTAAGAAGTAGGACATCCTGCCCTATAGATTGACTGAGCAACAACGACTACCTTCTCCTTATGTGTCCCATCACCTGCAACATGGAGTGCTACCCCCTCTATCATTCCCTGTGCATAGCTTGAGTAAGCATTGATAACCATGGCATGTCCCTCCATGTAAGGTTCTAACGCCTTGAGATGGATAACTGCCTTGTTGTCATACCCTGACATAGTAGCCAGTGAAGCACAGTCTGAATGCCATTTGATTATCTGGTCAATGGACATCGTATTTTCACTGGCCTCAACCGTAGTCGCATAAGCCTGTATTACTGTAGATATTGCAAAGCCTACACACATACTAATTAAGAATATCCTTGTGGAATCTTTCATCTTAGAATCTCTTACCGCCTTGCTTCCTGCGGTTCTCTGGTTTATGGTCTGTTCGTGTCTCATTATAAGCCACCTTCTCCACCAAAGCACCACCTAGGTCTAGCCCCAAAGCTCCACCTAAATCAAGCACTCGTATCAGGACATCAGCCAGCTCTACCTCCACTGACTTACGATGAGGCAGGTGTTCATCCCATGCATCAAGACGATATCCTTCCATAGCCTCACTCACTTCACTGTGTATCAGCCCTAATCGGGTGCCAATTAACAGATGATTATCAGGACTCAGTGCAGACCACCAGCCATGGACTATTGACTTGCTATGGCAATAGCACACTAGCTCATTAACATTATCTTTAAGTCGTTCATTCATAATCTGCTCCTGTATTTTGTATGTAGACTACCATGTATAACGTCGTCCATCTCCCTGTGTAATGCTCTATAAATTCTATCTTCTTCCTCCATTCTTTTCACATACACTTCATCCTTCTCCTTTGGAGTATGAGCATCAGGGTTCTTGATGTGTCCATGGATAGCCTTGTGTAGCCTGCGTAGATATCGTAGCCCATACATAGAGCCAAGGAAGGCTCCAGTCCACAGGTATACATCAATGGGGATGTGTACAATAACGACATCGAACAATATAACTCCAATACACAAGCCCACCCATAGTACAACACACCCTACCCATGTTATTACGGTCGCTTCAAACCAGAGTGTCGCGTCTTTAGTTTTTTCATCATCCACATAACACCACAGATGATAGCCAATGCGCCAGCAAATATAAGCGCACGTAATAGTGACAGCAAGAACAAGGCAGCCAACACCAAGCAGCTGAAATATATTAAGGGTTTCATATAACTCATTCATAATTACCTCTCGTTAATAGATGCTGTCGATAGACAGCGATACGTTGTTTAGCATTCGTTGCCTTGAGAGATAATTTATAAATCTCAAGTACAACCTTCTGCATGCCAGCAGTAAGATTTTTAAAAACTATCACCTCCTTCTCTAACTTAGCTTCTTCAAAGCTCATGTCATACCGTTCAGCATGGGTGATTATCTTATGACATGACGTGCATACAACCTGTATGCTATCGAAATTTATATGCATTAGCCTGTACATCCATTGTTCAAAGTCATCCCATCCCTTGAATGAACCAGCTGACACAATGTGGTCTACCTGTGATTCGTATTCTCGCACCACAGTACCGCATTGCTCGCATCTTGCACACCATACCTCACCAGTTGGGTTATTCTTAGTAATGCGTCCCAAGGTGGCGCGTATACGATGTCTCAGCTTGTATGCATGTTTGATTGGATGTCTTGCCCATGCCCTCCTCATCTGTCCTCGTAACCATACAAAGTAGGCAGACTGAGTGGGCCATACCTCGGGGAGTTCTTCCCATGGTTCCTTCATTTAAGTGCCTCCTCTAATATATCTAATTCTTCCATTATTGCGTGAGTATCCCCAGACCATGCAACACTACGGAGCCTTGCTATAGCTACATACACATCCTTATATAATTCCCTAGCAAGCATAGTTCTAGCATCTTGCATAGCACATGCATACTCTGCCTGATTACATCTAAACATAGTGTTAATCTTTAATTGAAGGCAATACTCATATATCATAGGATGCGCTGTGTCTACACGAGTCTGATAGATAGTGCTAGCTACACTAGTTTTCTCATTTCTTGCAAGGTCACGCATACCTGTAGCTTGTGCTTGAAGTTTATCTAATATCCTACTCATACTTAATTCCCCTTAGTACCAACAGCTAGGAGCTTAGGCACCCACTTCACATGGATAGACAGAAAGGCTAAGTCCACGTAGGTAGTCCAGACATAGTGCTCATCCAAACTTAGGAAACACATCCCTTCCACCGGAGCACCCTTCTCCTTTAATACACGGAGGAATGGTTGACTACTGATGGGAGTATCTTGCAACTTCGCATTAGTAATTTCACATTCCCCCGCTGTACGTTCCTTCTCTCTCTTTATAAAATGTTTACTAACATTCATGATGGTCATATCAATCCCCTATCTTATTAATGTGTCAATATCCTTCTTAAGTTTAGATACCTCTTCCTGTAGAGTATCCACTAGCTCTGCTTCCTCGCATCCCCATCTACGCAGGTCTTCGTGAAGCTCTTTCAGTTCCTCCAGTTGTTGCACTAGGAGATAGACATCTCCAGTTCCTATATTTATACCAATACAATCCTCAGCAATCTTAATAGCTACATCAATATACTCACAGTTGTATGGGGTAGGACAACGGTCATGTTCGTCATAACGATTCTTCATCACACCCTCCCTCATTAATTAGGTGTTCAGCCAAAGCTTTCCAATGGTCACGTTCCAATGTGATAGCTGCAAGCTTACGCTTCAATAATTTAATACAAGTCTTAGCCTCCCTCAAATCTATTGAAGGAGGGTTAACTCTCTTACGTCCAAAGTCATCATTAAACATTAGGATGGTCTCTCTCAAATGCTTCAAATGCCATACCCCAAGCCTTAGCCTCATCTCCACGAACACAGTATTCCCAGCTGTCAAAGTTAATAATGACAGGGGGAACCTCCATGTACTCCGCCACCTGTATCAAATGTTGTAGTCCTGAGTGTTGATAGAGGTCTTGCTGTGCCAAGTCACCAGTGATAACCATTTGAGAACGAATACCCATCCGGGTAACGAGACTCTTGGCAACACCGGGGTCAAGGTCTTCAGCCTCGTCAATGATAAGGAAGGTATCATCCCATGACCTGCCCTTCACTTGCTCAAGGGCTAACAGTTCTATCTTCTCCACTTTAAGACAGTACTCAAAGAATGATAGGCCAAGGCACCGCTTCAATGTGTCAGTGACTGGGCTGCACCATCCCCCTAGCTTGTCATCCTTGGTACCTTTAAAGAATCCGACAGACTTACCTCGTCCTTCGGTGGGACGGGCAACCACTATCTTGTCTATCTTCTTCTTCATCAGCATGACTGCTGCCATCTTAGCAGGGATAAATGTCTTGGCACTACCAAGTACCCCAATACATAACACCATAGAATTATTTTCTATTGCGTTGATGTATTCTGCTTGACGTTCATTGAGAGGTTCTAAGGGTGTGGTGTCGACGGCATCGGTTAGTTTATATTTACGGTTTGTTTGAGAATTGTTCTGGCCTTTCATGGCAGACTCCTGAGTATCTAGTACACAGGTATTATTACTCCTCCCATTCTATTTTGATAGTGGCTGTTAATTTCATAGGTCTTCCTTCTTGTATAACTTATACAATACATAAGGTAGGAATGTGAGCTTTATAAAATCCCATACCCCTTCTGGTAATCGAGTGTGCCACATGTGATGCATGATTGCACAACACAACATCTGTCCCAAATAGAACATAATAATAATAATAATAATCATAACTTTCTCCACTCTCTACGTTCAGCCTTGGTGCTCAGTTCAATAGCCCTCATTGCTGTCCTTGCACAGTCAGGGCAGGTGAGCACTCCCTCTGTCACCACTGTGCCTGTCATCTCACGGCACAGACTCTGATCTCCATGCCCCCTAAGATGAGTCATCCCTTCTTTATCTGTTATTACTTTAGCCATTGTTGATTGCCTTTTTTAATGATTGATGTACACCAGAGACTAATATCTGTTCCTTAGTTTCCAGTACTCCCACATGGCATAGCTCCATGAGTTTTAACATAGCGTTTGCCTCGTCGAGGGTCCATGATGATACCACAGACACCTCAGTAAACTTACTTGCTGTCGCCATCAAACTTCTCCTTAAAATATAGACGGGTGATGTATTTAATTTCTATCATCTTGAGGTCAGCTACCATCCGTTTAGAGGGTGGTCTCTTCTTGCTAAACACCAGTGATAGATAGCTAGGGTCCATCCCGATATGCTTTGCATACTCCCTTTGATTTTTAAAATTACGAGCGATGTGTACCTTTAGTTCAATTAAGAATTGGTCTTGTTTCATGTTAGTCTCCTTACAATATTGCTTTCACTATTCCAGAGGGATAATCCACCCAGCATCCACACTCCAAGATGTCCTGTGTGATGGGAATAAACCTATCATCAGGGGTACGGAGCATGTATAGCAGGTTGGCTATCTCTTGGAACACTGCCCCAACAGGCACTATCACTTCCTGAGATGGGTACTTCTTACGCTTAGCTTCAACGAAGGCAGCGTCTTGATACTCAGGGTCATCATACTTCTCATCCCACCACCACGGGGTATAGGTGTGTGCATGTCCGTAATACTTGACGTACTCCTGCCACACCAGCAGTTCCATATCCTCCCTTGTTTCACAATCAAGCAGCAGCTTCTCTGCTTTCTTTTCACCTACCCCCTTGATACCGGGGATGTTATCCACTCTGTCACCCATCAGCATCTGCTTATAGAATGACCACCACCCATCCAGTTCTGTTACCTGAAATACACCATGCTTCTTGTTAGCCCTACCGGGAGCACAATGAAGACCGGGCATCTGGTCTAAGTCCTTATCCACAGCAGCTAAGATAAACTTAGTCTTTGGTCTATCCTTACCTCCATAGAGGGCCATACATGCGGCATCATCTGCCTCCCACTTAGCATAGGTCTTGGCTTTGTACCTGCTCCTTAGATAGTTACGGATATCCTTATAGTAGACAGGCTTAACTAGGTCATCCCTATTACCCTTGTACTTAAGGAGTGTCGCTAGATGGGTACGAAAATCCATGCCTCCCTTGGTGAGCAGCACGTGATAGCGGGTGCATCCTGACAGTTCCATGATGTTTTTAATCCAGCCATCAACAGCGATACGTGCTTCACTAAATGGAAGTAGTTCTTCAGTCAGGTCATAATGAATATCTTCTTGTAACTCAGGAACTTGTTGTTTAAACCACTTGTTATATTTTCGCTTATCCTCTGTCTGATAGATTATTTTGCCGCTAACAACAGCGAAGTGCATCTTCTTTTCACAGATAAATCCACAGGCATATACACAGACATCAGCATCTATTATCAGCAGCTTGTCGGTAGGTTTAATGTAATTTTGAGTCATGAATTTCTCCTTCTTTAATACTAATTATTAAGGCACGGCATGTAGCCAACACTATGTCTTCATAATCCTTACCTTTCTGATTTTTGAGGTCAATCTGCTTAGCTGCAAGCCATCCTGCCAACATACAGTTCATGTGTTCATCCAAAGCATTAGACCCCCACATCTGACAGATAGCCTCCACTTGATTAGTGTTATCTGGATTAGTATTGTTATGGTCAGTCATGTATATGAAACAGTTCTTAGCTTTCACAATGTCAAGGATAAACTCAGTTAACAGTTCTTCATTTACATATTTAATTTCCATGGTGTACTCCAAGGGGGAAGGACTCCCCCTATTTAATGTTACTGCTAGTCAGGCACATCTTCTGCGTAGCGTTCTTCATCCTTAGGGTTTTTGCGGGTATCCTCAGTACCACGCTCATAAAACCCATCCATGATATCGTCTGCTACATCATCATACTTATCGAACAGACGCTTAGCCTCTATCTCAATGAGTGCGATGATAGCGTCCATGTGCTCAGCCTTTTTCGTAGGTAACTTCACTAATCCCTGTGTCACTAGCAAATCGACAGTTCTTATCGCTGTGTTCTGTGCGGATTGCAATCGGATGAGGTTATCTTTCCTTGTCCATTCTTCCTTGGTCATTTTATCTTCTTTCGAATTACCACCACCGCCTCCTCTGCTAGAACTACGGCTACTGCTGCGGTTACGACTACCACGACCACCACTGCTGCGGTTACTCCGAGAGCTAGCCCGGCTGCTGCCTTGACTACGGCTACTGCCATGTCGAGAGTTACCCCTACCACGGTCTCTGTTACCTCCTCTATTATCTCGACCACGCCCCCGGTCTGGTGCCTGCTGTAAGATAACCAACGTGTCAACATCCACGTTCTCAAAGTCTCCGTTCATGCTTATCTCGAACTCAACCTCTGCTCCTACATCAAACTCAGGTTCATCAAAGCCATGACCAAACCAGTCACCATCTACCTTAATACTCCATAAATCATTCTTCCCTCTCGTGGGCTTGGAGGAGATGTCCTCCACAATGCCCGACATCATATCACTCATCAGTTACTCCTTCTTGTCCGTTGTCTGGTGATGCAATCAGTTCATCATCATCTACTTCTGCTGCCATAGCACAGTATACTCCCACCCCTTCTATCTCAGGCTGGAAATGACCTTCATAGTGTGCATCATGGGACCATGCCCCACCATCAGGACTTAAAGCTGATACTTTAAATGTCCCATCAGCATTCTTAAAAGTCACGTCATTGCAACGTGCATTATCAATGTGCTGTTCACTAGCTTTATAGACAGCGCCTACAATATATCCACTCATAATTCTCTCCCAGTTTTAAATATTCTCTTTACTCTTTTGTAAAGAGCACGGCCACACCGAGGGTCTAAGTACATAGTGCGAGACCCCTTACGTGTTAAATAGATAGCGTGTCTAATATCACGCCCACTCATACGAGCTATCTTACGTATCATCTTTGCTTTCTTACCATTCATCTTATTCTCCCACCCAATCGGTGTTTAAGTTGGTGTAATCAATCCCTTCCATTTTATAGGGAGACATTGGCACACATTTTAGTTCTGTCCCTGTACCCCAGTTCGTGCCTATCTTACAGCCGACTCCGAGAGGAACGTTGAACTCCACGTTATAAACTTCTTTGAGGTAGTGATACACCAGATGTGTAAAGGCATACTTGCTACACTCCATAAACTCCTTATGTTCTTTAGGGTGCAGCTCAGCTATGGCTGAGTCATGCACTGTGTTAATGAGAAAAGACTTCATAGCTTTCATCAGGTGCCATAGATAGACGACAGCTATCGGTATAATCTCAGCAGTTGCAAAGTGTTGCACCGGGTAGTTACAGATGTTAGTGCTCTGCTCTATGTACCCCGAGGGTGTCAACCTACAATAGGGGAAGTAGAATGTAAAGCCATGCAACATCCTCACCTTCTTAGTGGTGAGAGCTTGGTCCAGCCATCCTTGCTGTGCCTCTGATATCCCAATGTAATGCTTAGCAAACCACTTATAATAAGCCATCTGTCCCGGTGTCCCTGTCTTACCTCCATACAGGGGCTTGAATGTATCAGACTTAGCTAGCCTGCGTAACTCACTTGTAATTTTATTTAAAGGTAGGTTGTTAATGATAGAGGCTGACTGTTTATGTACGTCCACCCCATTCACTATCTCTTGTGTGGCTATGCGACACTGCCCTAAGAAAGCAGCTACCCTGAACTCCAGCTGACAAGCATCAGCTTCTCCTACACTCCAGCCCTTATGTCGTGAGCACATCACACGCTTGAACTCACTCTTAAAGTTCTGGAACTGTACAGACTTGGTGATAACTTTCCCGTCATCATCTAAGATATGAGGAAAGGTACGGGGTATACCACTGGAGGATAGACGATGAGTTACCGTAATACACTGGTTAAACTGAGCATGAAAGATAGGTTTCTTATACCTCGTATCGGATGTTACTCCTTTGAAGTACAGCAGATTCTTACCTACATCTGCGTTATAACCTGAGAAGTTTTTCTTTAGTCGAATGAATTCCTTTTGCTTCTTAGTGGTAGCTTTGAGAGCTAACAGGTCTTCTGTCTTGGTGCTATAGATTGGAGTGGCATTGCGCCCCTTGCCCCGCATCTTAGGCTTGAACTTAAGGATGTCGTAGACATACTCCTTAACCTGCGGCCAGCTTCTGGGATTAATACCTCCAGTGAATGTATCTATCTCAGCCGTGGCAGTAGCCAGCTTCATAGCACGGTCATTGTAAAGCTCATCAACAGCCTCTACATCAAGACACATACCCTTGGCCTCTATGTCTGCCAAAGCAGGCGAGAGCAGGCATCTGGTGTACACATGCCCGAGTAAACCACGTTGTTCTATCTTCCTCCTTTGTTTAAGGAACAGGTCACGTGTCTGTTTCACATCACGGTTGCACCTGTCAATGAGCATAGACCTAGGCATTTCAGATGGGTCCACTCCTCCTTTCATACAAATATCTATGAAGTGTTCCTTCCCATAGCCAAGGTACTTGGTAGCTAAGCTATCTAAATCCAATGGTGTCCTCCGATTCCCATTGATACAGTACTCAGCTATCGCTGTGTCATATAAGATTATCTTATGGGGGTCCAGCCCTGCCCTCATCATCCAGCCAATATCAAACTTACCAAATTGAGCCACGATAAAATCAGCCTGCTCCAGTACATTCACCAGATTAAACATCTCCAGCTCATTACCATACATATTGTAGACAGTACTATCCACACCACATGTCCAACTGGCACACACCATGCTGTTTTGTTTCCAGCATGGGGCTGGGCTACCACTCTTCTTACCCTTGGGTATGTCACCCTTGGTGGTGGTTTCAATATCAAACACCACAAAGTTATCACTCAGGTATATGCTAGGGTCTGGATTAATAAGAAAGGGAGGTAAACGTTTGAGCAATTTCATAGGCACCCTGCTCAAGATTGGGTGTGGATTAGCCATCATTTCTCTCCCTTGTTCGCACCTTTCTATCAGCATGGTAGCAGTCAAGAGCGTGGCTCCAGTCAACATGACCACCGCTAACATGGAGTGTTGCCAAGGCAACCCAATGCAAACAGTGATACTCTAGTTCATCAGCACGTTCTGTCTCCTCCTCTACTAGTTTTTCTAGCTGTCTGAACTCCTGCCCTAGCTTAGCCAAGTCACACCCAGTACCACAACAGCTCATATACTGTGGCTTATCGCTTGGATTTTTTGGTAGGCTTCTCATGTTTCTCCTCCACCACCTCATAGGAATCATGTTTAAATGCATACCCCGCATCACTACACCATGACGTATCCGTTGAGTGTTCACTTAGCAAACTACCAAGGATGCTTACACCCCATGGCTGGAGCACAGCCTCATATACATGACCTACGATGTCACAATCTTGGTATCCAGCATCAGTAATTAATTTTACTTTCATCACATCACCTTCCTAAGAATTTTCTGGTTGCTTCCAGTAAATCTACTGGCTTTTGGTTAGGGACTGGCACTTCTGCCTCGTGAACTGCTTCAAATCGTCGGCAAAGATAGTCCATCTCATCCCCGTTATCCGCAATGATACTTACATAACCCCTAGATAAATCCGTACCATTCATCGTTAAATACGTGCGACCTAGGGTTAGATAACGTAGCCCGTTATTTTCAATACATCTTATTCTCATAACTATTCCTCCACTATTTCAAAGCAACTAGGGTTGAACCAGTAATGAAAGGTTCTATCCCATGGGTCCACTCCTCCACAATCACAAAGGTCGGCTCCCAGTATAGTTGCATACCCACTTACTTCAACGGTGGCTTCAACCACCTTGCCCACAATCCCTACATCATCGTAGGGAGTGCTCATTACTGCCTCTAATATTTTAACTTTCATAACTCGTCCTCTCCTTAATACTTCTGAATGCTAGTGATACTACCGAACACTGCCTTAGCAGCAGAGATAGTGGGATAGATGATAGTATCGAATGCAGTTATCACACCTGCCTTACCAGCGCGAGTCTTCCACGTAGTGTTACCATCTCTATGTAAATCATACCCATTACCATTATTAGGTACTGTAATGTGTTGTGTTTTAAATTTCATGAGTTACTCCTCTGTTACTTCCACTACAGTTACGTGCTGATAGCGTGTTACAACTACATCACCAACATCATCTATAATTACCACGGCATCTGGCTCTGGCCTCCCGTGGTCTATACCCACAGACTGTACAAGGTAAGACTTATTTAATGTACAGTCTCTATAAGGGAAGTTATCAAAATCTTCAGGGTTGAATATTACTTTATCATTTACTTGTATTGTGTTTAACATAATTCGATTCCTCTTAGCATACTGATTTCATTATACAATTTGACTGGTAGGTTAACGTGTGGCCCTCCTAATTTATTCTTGGTAATACACAACATGCGTCTACCCATAGTTTCATAGTTATAATTCATACCTATCCCCACCATGGCATCACACTGCCCTTGTACAGCTATGTTGCTGTAATAAATATTCTTAATAGTGAGGTACAGTTTACCGATAGAATCATCATCAGCCTGACTTACACTTATCCCGGCTATACCATGTTTCGCATAGAACATTCGCATATGGTAGGCTAACACCTCTAATTTCTGTGTCTTCTCTGGCTCTTTACCCGTACCCACTATCAGGTTGGGGAGCTGGTCGATGATAACAACTTCTGGCATGTATTCTAAGATGAGTGCTTGCACTTGTGACAGTGTGCCGGGTGACAGTGGAATGAATATTAAATTACTCCACCCCCTGCTACGTGCCAACTTCATTGCAGCTGGCTTATCTCTCATCACTTGTTTCAATGTTCGCCTCGTAAACCGACATAACATACGGTTGAGGTACATGTCAGGTGTCTCTTCATTACCAAAATACATAATTACTCTACCGCTCACTGCTATGCCATAGGCAAAGTTAATAGCAGCAGCTGTCTTGCCCACCTCTGGTGGAGCATACAATATTAGATGTCCACCTTTTATCAAGCCACCTCCGAGGTTATCATTTAATACTCGCGGTGCTATAGGGATGCGGTTCTCTATCTTCAAGCTCTCGGTGAAGTCATCTGCTTCGGCATCCCGATACACTCTGGGTGCATCATCTGGATTATCCAGCGTTGTATTAGTGAGAGCTTGGTATTTATCTAGGAATGGTTGGGCTTTAGTATAGTTGCCCTCTATCAGTAAGCTACCTGCTGACTCAGCAGCAGCTATGCGTTTCATATCACGGTAGTCATCCAATATATTGTCCACTGATACGGGACGTAGGCTATGGATAAACTTCTCAAATTTTTCTGCATGGTTAGGGTATTGTGTTTGTAATCTGGATAACAAGGACTCCTTATCTACCTTCTGTGCATCAGGGTCACGATGATAGTATTTCACTATCTTTCTATACACTAGCTCACCTAAATCAGTGAAGTCGTCAGCCTCATAGAATTTACGAACGGTCTCGTATGCTTCACGGTTCTGTATGATGGCGGCTAATACCTTATTTTCTATCATCCTTATGTACTCCTCGTATGAAGCACTCCCACCCATCAGCACTATCGTAATGAACTATCAGGTTGATGGTCTGTCCTTTGTGCATACTGTCTGGTATCCCTGCCATAAAGTACCCACGGATATAACTTTGAGCATTACGGGTGGGCGCACTCAATTCCTCATTGAGCACGTGTTCCATTGTGTTTAAAGTAAGAGTCCCAAAAGATTTGTGTAATGCAGCACATACATGCACTGCTTTTTGTACTGTGCTCACTGCTCACCTGAGACTAGTGTGAATACACCCTGTACCAGCTGTTTGTGCCTGCCACAACAAGTACCCTGTACTGGATGTGCTAAGTGTCCTTCATACAGCACATCCTTCGACCAACAGAATCCCTGCTCATCTACATGATGGCATCTGAATTGTCCAGTCTCTGGAAAGGTAAGGAATGCAGTCAGACCTGCTACCATGGCATGGCCCTTATCGATTTGGTAGGTCTTGCCTACCTCAAATTGTTTCTCACTCATAACTAGCTCCTATGAATTTTATGTAGCAGTACGGATACTCCAACTGCTGCCGCAGATAGCCAGCTTCCCAATGAGAAGAAAACTAAGAATATTGTACGTGCCTTGGTGCAACGGTAGATTTTATTAAAGTCATACCAGCCAGCAGCAAATGCCACAATGTACCCTAGTATGTAGATAATAAATGTTAATGGTTCCATAATATTATTCCTCTGTTAGTTTTTGAAATGTAGTTGCTAGCTCCTCGAATGACATGTCCTTTGGGTCCACTCCTATTAAAGGAACTATCACTGTATTAGGGAAATTAATAGATAGCAATCGTTTCATCTTAACTGCCTTGCTAATAGCATCCTTATCCAACACAACAATAACTTCCTTCACTCCCAGTTGTAGCAAGGTGCTCACCATACTGTCATACAGGTTGGTTCCACCGAGGCAACAGGTTGGAATGTGTAACTGTGAACTCATACGCAATGAGGATAGGTAATCCTCCACTAATGCTACTCGTTTCTGGGTCCGTATCATGGCCAATACTTCCATGTTAGGAAAGCATAAGCCTGTCTGAGTGGACACTACAGGTTTCCAAATAGCTTTAGGGTATGGTCCTAATGGGTAGCCTGCCAACTCCTCATAATGACGGGCTATATAGCCCACAATCCTACCTGATAGGTCATACTGTGGATAGTAGACACGCTTGTCGTTCTCACCCCAGCGCACAGCATACAACCAGCTCGGTTTTATCTGGAACTTGTGCATCAGGAAGTCAACCTCAGTTGAGATTAAATGAGAGAGCCGCCCATCAAACAAGTGAACCTTGCGGCTTGGTGTTAGGTGATGCAAGTGCTTGCCTGTCTTGCTATCTATCCTCCCTTGAAAGGTACAGCTGGCACGAAAACAGATGTACTTTAATTGTCCATCTTCACGTGTCAGGTTGAATGAACCTGTTACACCACACGATGGACATGCACTATGACTATCAGTGCACCCATCAGGCAGGGATAACGCCAGTTCTTTTACTGCATCATGTAAATTATTCATATAAGTAACGCTCCAAATTTAAGTTATATTGGGGTAAACAACACACCTAGCCCGAGTATTATGGAATACAAAGCCCAATAGACATCCTTAGTTCTAAGCCACATTACGAAACACCCTATCTCCATTAAGAATAATATCCAAATCATATCTAGTCCTCCTCACCAAGAAACAACCAATTGATATGGTCATTGAGTACGGCTACACCCTTGCTATAGACTGTAACCTTGGGGTTCCACTGCTTAGTATCATCTCGTAAACACTCCACCACTATCCCACTAGAAGCAAGCATCACGCAGTGGGTGACAGGCTCAATAGCTATCAACTCTTTAGGAGTGAGCTGATACATAGCAGACAATACATACCTCACCATATCAGCATAGAATTTAGTCTCACATGTGATAGGTTGCTTGCGTTTTAACCTTGCTAGTAGAGAACCTACTAACTTCACCACTGTCTCACTCCGACCACCTAACGTTAGACATATAGTTTGTGTGTAATCCATGGTGTAGGACAGGTATACATAGGTGACAGGTGTATCTGCCACCTCTACACTGAGAGTCAGTGCATCTAAGTAATCCACTAAGTCTTGAGCACGTTTACCCATAAGATGTTACCTTCCTCTCTCGTTAGCTGTCCTCCTTATACCCAATGGGGATAGCTTAAACTTAAAACGTATGCCAAGCACTACGATTGGCTTTGGCTTAGCCTCTTTCTTAGTCATTGCAATCTCACTCCATTTAATGTGTCATCAGGCATTTCCACTACTACGACACTAAGTTTATGATAGCTATCTGTCCCATATATAATAGACAGCTCTTTCAGTTCAGCCTCCTCCATAGTGAAAGCAAGCAAGGAAATAAGAGCCGCTGCCGCCTGCTCTTGCGTAACATGATGTGCTTCTATCACATCAGCCAGTGCCATTGGCAAGGCCGGGTCCATCTCATCATGAGTTATCGTTTTCATTTCCATCAGGCACTCCTGTACAGCTAAATGTAATAGTATTTACACCACCTCTCATCGTAATTGATTTATTAGGTGCTTTCATTAGTGTCGGATAGATAACACATGCAAAGATTTTCATCCCTTCCCCTTGAGTACAGTTATTATCAGTAAGAACATCATTCATCTTCTGAGCTAGAGCTAATAGCTCCTCTTCCGTTTTATCAACCATCATGTGTACCCTCAGTTAAGTCAATACTCACAGTGACATGCACATTAGGCTCAAGTTCAAAGGTATCTTCAAACACCCCATTGGCTGACATACCCAGAGTGACAACATGTAAGATAGCTGCACATCCCTCTGGTACATTACTGTCACTCTCTGCCAACACTTTGAGAATGCTTCGACGAATACTTATTACTTTATCTCTTCTAATTTTCTTAGACATAATATGTCTCCTTAATGTTGTTCAAGCCAGTTGGCTATCTGTTTAAGGGTGAAGTTTGTGACATCCACCCAGTTACAAGATGCATCCATATAATATAGCCGTCCGTTAGATATCTTTGTGTTGATACCATGTTGAATGGCTATATCTTGGAGCAGTATCAGGTTATTCATCACTATTCTAAAATGAAGCCGTGATGTACGGCGTGATGTGCGGCTTGGTATGTCCCATATACTAACTCGCCTAGCTCCCATCCCCTACCAATGACATGATACTTAAACCCACCGATAAATGAGCCAACTATCACAATGACATAGGGATATATATCACCTACTGTTTTCATCAGGTTTCTCCTTTGGTGCTGGATGTAGAGTAAACTCAATGCTACTGCCATCCTTATAATTAGCAATGAAGCCTACACGTCCACTCTGTGCTAGCATCTGGTCAACAAGCAATGCAATAGCATTATCTACAATTACATTCTTTAAGCGCCTATCATTGAGTATGTGTCCCAGCTCATCAGCCAAGTCCCTCGCTGCCTGTGCCTCTTCACTACTCACATTATCTTTAACTTCAAACATTATCTATCTCCTCTTGATTTGGTCACGGTTCTTAGCTCGGATACGAGCATACACTTTAGCCTCCTTATAGTTGCTGATTAAATCAATACCCTTGAGTACCCACACAACTAAAGTGAGTACTGCGAACACCAGTATTGTCGTTGTGAACAGTGGACCTCCAAACGTATCCAGTCCACTGATTATCCAGTTAAATAACTCCATGTTATTGAGTTACTAAGGTGACAGCACCACGTTCAAGAGCATAAAGAGGAGCACACATCCAGCCAACACCCTTAACTCTTGGGTCTCCCCCGTCATCACCAACATACTTAGCATCCTTGCTCCAGCAACAGCCATCTTCACCAACATGAGAGCAAGTAAAGCTGCCAGTGGGAGGTAGCTTAATGTCATGGGCCAGTGCATCAGCTATATGAAAAGCATCAGCCTGATAGGTGGCACCAACTGTATATGTTGGGCTATCACCTGTGTTTATGCCACCAAGTAGCTCATCAATTAGGTTTTGTCCTGCATCTTTGTTATTGTTCATAACGATTACCTCTTGTTTGGGTTAATATAATACACAACGCTATACCATGTTGGTATATTGAATAGCACTCAATCCCTAAGTGCTATTGGTTATACCTTAGTTATATCTATTCGTTATACACAAACATAAAATCGTATGACTCATCATCATACACAGCATCACCATCCAC